GTGACGTATGTCGGTACATCAACCCCACCCACAAGCGACTGCCCTGACACACCTTCAAGCGCAAACGATACATCTGTCTGCACCTCGATACCCGTTAGAACGGCTGTAGCCCAAACCTTAGCTGCGTTGATGTTGGTCTGAAGGTCTAGTGTCGTTGTACCTAGTGAGGCGGTAGTCTCGAGTCCTGTGATGTACGTTGGGATATCAACCCCGACGATAAACCCATTAGCCAGTACCCCTGTGACTTCGACGTTGGCAGTGCCTGTAACCGCGTTTTGATCAACATAGATAGCAGGGGAGGAACCGGCCTCCCCAAAGGCCGACATCCCGAACAGCACGCCTTCATAGGTTGCAATTGGGTTAGCAAAATTAAGCCCCCCAGCTGCTACAACTCCAGTGAGCGCTACGGATACATCGGCCATAGAAACTCCTTATGTTGATTTAGAAAGCCATCCGTCTGCAAGTTGTTTGGCTTGTGTACGAAATGATTGGTACTTCGCGTAAGCCTCAGGGTCATCTATTTGGTTGTTAATGGTCGCGATCTCTGCACTTGGGCTATATACTACGCCGATGATCTTCTCAATCAGGCTGGAGCGGTCGTCATAAATATTGCATAGGGCTTCGTCACACCCCCAAACAATCTGGGTCTCACCATCCATATCAGGGATTTCAACTTGTTGCATATCCCAGTGGATCCGTAACTCAGATCCAGATACCTCGTAAACTCGTGGTTCAATGTCTGTATATACCTTCATACCGCACCTTTTAGCTGTTTTGGAAATGTATTAATTAGTCGCTGAGATACATGCTCTCGCCATAAAAGCTTAGAATTGGAATATTTTACCCACCCCTTATACGCCATGATACAGCTTAACGCGTTCTCTGTGACGCTTTTTGCCCTTGTTAATTTACTGGCCGCATCCTTGAAAGATCTAGCGATCGCCCGCCGAAGTTTGGTTTGGCGCGGTTTGAATACATACCCAACGAAATCAACACCCTGTTTTTCGATGTTGTACGTCGTCCAGTTATCTTTGATCGCCAACCCTTGAGGACGTAAGGCTGCCGCTATTTTATTCTTTATACGTATCAGTTCTTCTGTGGTGTCTGCGAAAAACAACATATCATCACAATACCGAAAGTATCCGCGGGGTTTAACGTGTTGTTTAACCCACCAGTCAAACTGATTTAAGTATAAGTTACCGAAGTGTTGACTTGTATAGTTGCCGATTGGAAGCCCTTCTATACTATTGATAATGTCATCTACTAACCAAAGTGTGTCTACACATTTGATTTTTCTACGAATGGACTCTTTCATAAATATGTTATTAACGGAAGGGTAATACTTCTCTACATCTACTTTCAGTGCGTATTTCGGACAATCGGCGGATATAACTAACTTTTTAACTCGCCGCATAGCGTCATGCGTACCGCGCCCCGGTATAGATTGAAATGTATCGCGTATAAAACCACGGACCAAAATTGGACCGATGACATTAAGAAGCGCGTGCTGCACAATGCGATCAGGATAATAAGGTAGCTTGTAGATACGCCGCATCTTACGTCCGTCAAAACGATCTTCAACTTCATACGCGCTAGTTCTAAACGATTTGTTGACAAGCATGGTTTGTATTTCTTTGGTATACCTGTCAATATCCGCATCTACCATCTTTACTTCGGAGTAAAATGACTTACCGCGACGCGCCTGCTTATGAGCAAGTTTAATATTTTCCAAGTCTGTGATTTGGGGCCACAGATTTCCATATCGCTTCATCGCTGTTGGACTCCCTGCTGTTCGGTTTCCCTACCAAGCAGTATTGGATTGACATATTCGCCCTTTACAGGACAGGGGTTTCTTTCTGAGTTAAAACTCCCAGCGAGGTGCGTGCCGATATTACGATTCGAATTACTGGAATCATTATTCGCATTCACATTGAACGTGCCTGCATTAGTGCCATTATTAGCGTTACTGCCGACATTGACAACGTGGATCAGCATGAAAGTCAACCCCTTACAACATTAACCGGCGAGGCGCGCGCCGAAATCACGAAGCGAAGCACCGGAATCAACAAGCGCAACCACAGCGAACGCGCCCGCAGCAGGGCCATCATTAGCGCCAACGCCGACAAGGACAACGCGGTTCGATGAGGTAGAACCGTACCAATAATCGGTCATATAAGTGCTTGAACTACCAGAGACGCCAGAAGCAACAAAGTAGTTACCGATTGACGCCAGAGCTGATTGGTAGCCAGAAGTCGTTGGTGCGGTTGTGCTGATTAGCGTCATGTTAGTGCTGGTGTTATCTGCAAAGTCAGCGCGGTTGTTGGTCACATACACATAACCATTGGTGCCGACGTTAATGTTGATGCCATCTACCCACTGCCAGCAATTACCGTAGAAGTTCTCGATACCACGATAACACATATAGCTCGTACCGGGCTTGGCGCTTACGCCTGCTCCGCTCACCGTATTTGTTGTGCCGTTACCAAGCCAATTAGAAGAGCCCGCTACGGTACTAGGAGAGTCATTTTGGTTGCTTGAGCTCGCAACGTAAGAACCGTTTGTGTTGCCAGCGCCAAGAATGTTTTGGCTATAAAAAGACTGGTTCTCGATAAGGTACAAAAGTTGCACAGCGGAAAACAAAGCAAAATCCAACTGTCGCCAGAATGTGCCTCTGTTTGCAGCCAATGTCCTGCACTCTGCTCTTGTTACGCCGCAAATAGGGTAAACGCCAGACACAGAAGAAAGCTTGTCTGCTGCAAGGTCAAGCGATGCTGTTAGGTCGTCTAAATTCAAACCAGACTTATAAGTTGAATCTGTTGCATCCCAATAACAAGCGTCATAGGCACCGTAATACCGATAGTTAACTTCTACGCCGTCTTTAACAAATGCTGGATGAATCGCATACCCCTGAACCGGCAAGTCTGAAATAGACCAAGTTACATACGGCCCAATGACTTCGCGCTTGGTGTAGAACTTTGGAATCTCCACCATAACTTGTCCGTCAGCTCCGGTTAAAACGGATGCAGCCCCGCTTTCTTTAAAAGCAGAATTTGTCGGATCTAGGTAATATTGAACCACGCCAGAATCATTAACGACACAGCGCCTCATACCCAAGTGTGTTTTTGTGACGAATTTAATACCAGAGTAATAATCTGACGCAGCAGGGCTTGACGTTGCAGAGTTCCACGTAAAAGACCCAATAGAAGGTTGTAGCCTTGAGTCAGAACTAAAGCTGTCAATCAAACCTTCTGCTGTCTTGTAGTACATAACTTGATCTTCGTAGTTAAGAACAAGCTCGCCGTCTTGAATTTCAGATGGCGTTGGTACACGACCAGCCGTGGCTGTTTTGTTAATAATAACTTTATTAGGCATTTTGTTCTTCCACAAAGTTTGATGGGATAAATCCAGTGGCAAGTTCCGGCGGTACGCCGTTTGCTAGCGCTTCAGCCGGGGTATAGGTTTTTGGAACGACAAGTTCGTCGTAACACCACTGAAGTTCGATTTCATCAATGCTAGTTGTTTGAACCTGCTCGCCATTCCAATGTACACGTACAACATCACCAATCAGTTGATATGCTGGAAGCTCTATAGTTGCGTAAACTTTCATTTATAGCTCCTTAAAAGGCGAGGCGCGCGCCGATATAACGACTCGAAAAACCGGAATCAATACCCGCAAGCACAGCGAACGCGCCCGCATAAGCGCCAAAAGCAGCGTTACCGCCGACACCGACAACGCGGTTTCCACCATCAATGTAGAAATAATCTGTAATATAAGTCGTACTCGATCCACCAACAGCTGACGGTAAGTAAATACCATTTAAGTCTTGGACATTAGTTACATAGTTGTTGGTTGTTGGAACCGTTGCGCCAATTGATGTGTAGTTCGCGCTCGTGTCATCAGCAAACTGTGTATCTGTGTTTGACATCCATGATTGATAATTTAACATGTTCCAACCATCAACCCAGTTCCAAGTATTGCCAAACAGGTTCTCAATACCTCTATACGACATGAATGCAACCTGCCGACTAGCGCTTGATGCGCCGCTTACTGTGTTTGTTGAATTGTTACCAAGACCGTTTGATTTTCCTGCGACTGATGCGCCACTATCTGTTTGCGTACTGGAAGATGCGGCGTAGTTCGTTGCAGTGTTGCCCGCCCCAAGCAAAAGCTGAGAATTAAAGTTGCCATACTCGGTTAGGTACAGCATCAAAACTGCATTCCAAAGATAAGCGTCTAACTGACGCCAGCCGGACCCACGGTTCTTAGCAATCAAACGACATTCCGCACGAGTAACACCAACAATCGGGTAAACGTCTGATACAGAAGCTAGTTTGTCAGCGGTAGTATCTAATAGTGATGTAATGTCGTCAAGATTCAAGCCAGACTTGTAAGTTGAGTCAGTTGCATCCCAGTAGCTCGCGTCATACGCGCCATAATATCGGTAATTAACTTCAACCCCATTCTTTACAAATGCTGGGTGTACTGTGTAGCCACTTCTGGCAACGGCAGAAATATACCAAGTGTTTAAGTTACTAACCTTGGTTTTCTTGATGTAGAACTTAGGAATCTCAACCATCACCATGCCATCAGCGCCGGTTAAAACAGCGGCAGAGCCAGCAGCTTTTTTAGTGGAATCATTTGGATCAAGGTAGTAGTTGACTGCACCATTATCTAACAATAGACAACGCTTCATACCTCGATGAGTTTGTGTCGCACCACCAGCATAAATGCTGTAAGCGTCCGCTGATGAATCCCAAGAAACAAATGTCTCGAGTTCACTACCGTCAAACGTGGTGTCTGAGAACGCGGCTATACTTGCGTTTGTTGCGGTTACCCCATTCAAAGTCGTACTACCAGCGACCGTTACTGCGCCCGGAAGCGCTACACTACCATCAGCGGCCTCATAAACAGCCTTACTAGCGGGGTAAGTAACAAATACTTCTTTGTTGCCCGTACTGAAGTTGACTAGGCTATTCGAGTTCGAGGAAGCCAAAACCGTACCACGAGCCAGAATTGTGCCGCTTGACAGTGTACCAATACCTACTTCCCAAGCGTTGTTTGCAACATCTGAGATGGTGTAGTAGCACGTGTTTCCGACACCGACACCTGCATTGAATGTCTGAAAACCTTGAGGAGCACCGGCGAGCGTGAAACTCCCAGTCCCCGTGGTCGTGCTAAGTTCTTTTACGCGGTCAGAGAGTACAAGCGCCATGTGGTGCTCCTATTAATATTTTTTTAAACGATTCGGATGATTGCGTTTGATGCGTCGGCGGTTGGGAAAATAATAGTAAAGTTCCCGTTGGTACTCACCTTATCTGCACCGAAGTCCAATACAGCGACCGATGGGTTAGTGTAACCAAGACCTGAAGTAGGCGTGGTGTTATAAATCAATGCGCCGCGAGCGGTGATCGAGCTGGCCGACCAAGTGGTATCAGCAAAGTCAGTAAATGCCGTAGTACCTGTCGAGGTTGGGTTGACGTTGGTCAGTGTGTTACCACCCGCGGTGTAGCCTGTCGCGACAACTTCGTTCGAGGTCGTGTAAGCCGTAGTAGCAGCATCCAGCGAAGCCGACGAGGTGTACAGAGCGATCTTAAAAGTGTCACCGCCTGAAGCGCGAAAATCGTGTGCGCCTTCCAACAGTTGCTTTTTAAAACTGGTTGCCATAGATTGAGTTATAGCCATGATGAAGCTCCTTATTCGTAAAGTTTGGCAAGCTCAGGATGACCCGCTTGCTCCAATTTGATTGCCATAGTCAGTCGATCGGACCTAACGGCTTCGGTTAGATAATACACTAATACAGCGCGAACGCGATCTTTATAAGCAAGTGCCTGATCTCGGATAGCAGGAGGGGCGTTATCCCCAACATACACCAGTTTCATTAACGCTTGTTCAGCGATCTCTTCGGGGGTAAAGCCGCGGTTGTGAGTAGTTTGGACTAGCGCACAGCCTAGCATGGTATCCATTATTGAAATTTCCCTTTAGGTAAAGCGGATCGGAAGTTGTCGTTGCGTGTACGACCATCAGCGTAATTCTTGAGGAGAGCTACATTGTCCATAAACAGCTTTTCATACTGTTGTAGAACGTCAGCTTCACCCTTCATAAAGGTGTACGCTTCAATCAACGCGCCGTATAAAAGGCACATCGGGTAGTTATCCCCCAACCATGTCGTCCCTGCGGTAACAATGCTGTCAGGGTAGTAGTAGAAATGCAGCTCTACATCGTAGTCGGCGTCAGGCGTTGGACCAACGATAAACGTGTCGGGGTCAAACAAAGCGTAGTATTTTGGCAGGCCCACTTGATTCGGGTTTGGATACGCCTCTCGGACGTAACTAACGTCTTTTTGCAGGAGGTATGTATACGCGCCTGTCGTTTGGTTCATCGCGGCGAACTCGTATGGAGCCATGAAGTCCGCGGGAACTTGTACGTATCGGTTGTTTGCTGTCAGCTGACCAGTCATATTGCGACGTAGGACAGGGATGAGCACCGAGTTATAGATCCGCTTTTCCGCGTTTTGGACGAATGTGGGGATCTCCGCTATAAACGTCGGATCGTTATTCTCTGTGTACGAGATGATCGAAGCTGCTAGCGTCGTATAGTTCATGCGTTACGCCAGTTTTTTACTGGAGTTCGTACCTTTAGTTGCTGCGCCTGTACCGCGGGTCTTCACGGTTTGCGTGTTTGCGACCTTATTTGGGTAACCGGCGACATTCGGAACGGGTAGATCTTTGATCTTTTTATCTTCAGCCATGTGAGGCTCCTTCAGAGTTTTTAGGATATTACCACAGCAACTGTGCCGATAGCGCCGGTTGCTAAAAGATTATTAGGGGTCGTTGCTGGTTCAAATAGGGGGTTGTTGTTATTAAACCCCACTGGATTCCACCCCCACTGAATGCCACGTGATGCGACTAAGTTAGGATCTGGACGAGCGTCACGAAGGGCTTGTGGATCTGTGATCCGTAGTCTACCTACTCGCCACTGTGGCTGATCCTTATCCAAACAACTCGGACAAACTCGGATGCCTGTTACAACCTGATTCACCACCTGTGGTTTGAGTTCTTTGTAAGCAACCTTTCTCCCACACCTGTCGCAAAACGCGATCGATTTTTTACCGGAAGCGAATTGACTACCCATGATTTAGCTCGATATGTAAGAGCGACGTGGCACAAAACGTTGAGGTGATTTCTCACGATCTTCGTCCGCAGCCAACTGATAAGCCTCATCAGCCAACATCTTCAGCATAGCCACGCGATCAGGAGCCACATCAGGGCGCTTCAAGGCGATATGGTAAGCCAGTGCCGCAGTAATAGCGGGTACAAACCGAAACGGCATATCTGCTGTAATGTCACCATTGTTACCAACATCTTGGATGCGACGAAGCCGCCAGTATTTGAGTGTATACGTGTAAGCCCCATCCGGCACCGGCCAGACAGTAAATTGTGGGATGTTCAGTCGTTGGATATAGATCTGAACCGGACGACCCTGTTGTACCTTGTTGGGGATGGTTGCATACACCGAGACGCTGATGCGACTGATATTAATATCTTGTGGCTGCCCGCCTTGTTCTGTGCGGACTACATGCTCCATCAAGTCAACAGTATCTGCTGGGAGGGTGTACGTGGCAACACCTTGAGTTAGAACCTGAGTCCCTTCCTCAATCGTCCACATGTTAATGCCTTTTGACGCCCATTCCTGAAAGATAAAGTTAAGCGATCGACGTGCGGTCTTGATGTCATAACCTGTACGAATCTCAAGGCCGCATCTCTCAAATGCCTCTTCACATATCTCGCTAAAATCTGGATTCCAAGTTGCTACACCGCTTGTCGTCATCGTTCAAATCCTTGTAGGCTTGCTAATCCACCCTGTGCTGCGGTGAACATACTTCCTGAGTCTGCATTAGGGTTTTGAGTGTTATTCACCGCCATCCATCTGAATAGGTTACGTAGTTGTTGTGCTCTTGCCGCTGCCGCAGCGGCCTCAGCGTCCGCTTTTTGTTTTGCAATTATCGCCTCGCGTTGTCCGGCAAGGGCGTTGATGGATTGATTATATCCGGTTGCCAACTCTGCCGC